ATTGGAAAAACCCCTCTAAAACGGCTGTATTGCGTTGGAAGAGTGTTGATAGCGAAGGCAACCCTATCCCACCACCACAGCGTTTATCTCCTCCTGTGACCCCCTCTGGCATCTTTCAGGCATCATTGGGTACAGTTGATGACATTAAGTCTGCTATGGGCATGTATGGTAGCTCTATTGGACAGCAAACAAATGAAACAAGTGGTATTGCTATCCAAAGACGTAACCAAGAGGGTGAGGTTGGTACGTTCCACTTTGCCGATAACTTGGTTAAGTCTATCCAGCATGTTGGACGTATCTTGGTCAGTGCTATTCCTACCATCTATGACACGCCTAGAGTTATCCGTATTGTAGGTATGGAAGATGAAACAGACATGGTTGGTATCAATGGTGAGGTTGTTGATAAGCAAGAGGAACAGTTTGACCTGACCCAAGGCAAGTATGATGTACGTGTAACAACTGGTGCATCATTTACCACACAGCGTCAAGAGAGTGCAGAGTTTATGTCACAGGTTGTAACGTCACAGCCTGAATTGATGCAGATAGCTGGTGACTTGGTGTTTAAGTACATGGCTGTTGCAGGGGCAGAGGCATTATCCGAGCGTATTAAGAAAACCATCCCTAAAGAATTGCTAGATGATGAGAATGAGGAACAAAACCCAGAGGCTATGCAGGCACAGGCACAGCTACAAGAGGCGGCTGCTAATATCCAGATGATGCAACAAGAGTTACAGAAGATGGAAGAACAGTTGAAGTCTAAAGAGGGTGAGTTGCAGGTTAAAGCAATGTCAGAGCAAGCTAAAGCACAGAATGATGCTGAAAAGCTACAACTAGAACACATGAAACTACAGCTTGAACAGGAAGAGGCGGCTTTTGAGAAGGCTGTTAAGGATAGAGAGTTGCAGTTAAAGTCAGAGGAATTGGAATTAAAGAAACTAGAGATAGTCGGGCGTATGGAACAAGAGCAAGAAAAAATGCTACTAGACGCACAGACCGCAGAAACACCTGTTGAGGTGTCGCCAGACAATTATGTCGGTGATTATGGAGAAAACGAATATGAGTGATGAAATTATGGCTGAAGTTATGGCTGATGTTAGTGAGGATGTTGCAGCTTTAGATAATAGCGCAACACCAGAGGTAGCACCAGAGGACGCACCACAGGAAGAGGTCGTAAACGAGGCAGAACAGCCCGTTGATGAGCCTGTTGTTGAGGATGTACCGTTCCCTAAGAAAGCCGTAAACGCTATTTCTAGGCGTGATAAAAAACTAGGAAAACAAGGCGCAGAGATACAAGAGTTAAGACAGCAATTAGAACAGTTGCAAGCGCAGAGCCAACCACAGCAGGAGGCAAATGAAGCCCCTAATGAGGATGACTTTGACAGCTATGGAGACTATCTAATGGCACGTCAAGACTATGCTATCAAGGAGGCTATGAAGGCACAACAGCCAGAACAAGCCCCAGAACAATCACCAGAAGAGGCACAGCATACTGAATGGATTGCAGAACGTACTGCGGTACTGTCAGAACAATCAGATAAGTTTGCTGAACAAGCCCCTGACTATATCGAAACTATTACGGAATATGGTGATGTATTGGATGCTTGCCCCAGAGAGTTGAGTGATATTGTGTATGCAATGGATAACGCACCACAAGCTGTTTATAACTTGGCGAAGTCAGGTCGTTTAGAAACGGTCATGCAAATGCCGACACAAATGGCTGTGGTAGAACTTATGAACGCTGCTGCACAAGAGTACAAAGCCCCAAAGACTGTATCACAAGCACCAAAACCAATTAGTGCCTCTAAAGGTAGTGGCACTGTTACAAAAACAATGGCTGACATGGATGGCGATGAAATTGTTAAACATTTCGGTCTATAACTTAAGGAGACTATAAACGATGGCTAATACTATCAATAATATCAAAGATGCTGCTGGCATCATAGCCAAGGGTGCGGCTCGCATGCTTGAAGATGAAATGCACTTTGTTAAGTCAATTGACAAAGCAGACAAGAAAGACTTTGACGGTAAAAACGGATACAAAGCTGGGGATACAATTCAAATCTCTAAGCCTCCTCGCTTTACTGCTGATACGGCTTTTGACATTACGTCTAGCATTCAAGACATTGTAGAAGAAAAACAAAGCCTAGCTTTGGATACTATTTCTACAGTTGGTGTTGAGTTGGACACGTCTGAAATGGCTACGGAAATGGGTCTTAAATCACTAATGAAACGTGTGATTAAGCCTGCTATCCAAACCATTGGACAGGATGTTGAAAACCGCTTTATGGCTGCTGCGGCACAAGCTACGTATCAGAGTGTTGGTACGGCTGGTTCTACCGTGTTTGATACAGATACTATCCTGCAAGCACGTGAGAAAATGAACAAACAACTTTGTCCTAAGGACAATATGCGTATGTTCCAGTTTGACAGCACTGCTGGACGTTCTGCTGTAAACGCACGTAAGGGTCTATTTCAGTCTAGTGCAGAAATTAGCAAGCAATACAAGCAAGGTCTTGTAGGTTTGTCTGATGGCTTCATCTGGAAAGAAAACGAACTATTGCACACGCACACTAACGGTACAGACGTTACAGGTATTGCGGTTGAAGCGACAGTATTAGCACCAGCCGAGGGCGCAAGCTCTATTGGTGTTGATGGCTTGACCACAACAACAGGTACAATGACTAAAGGTACAGTCTTTACCATTGCTGGTGTATATGATGTTCACCCAATTACCAAAGTTGCTTACACGCACCTGAAACAGTTTACCGTTACTGCAACGGCTACTGCTGATGGTTCTGGTAATGCTACGGTATCTATCAGCCCAAGTATTTACGCTGCATCTAATGGATTGCAGAATGTTGATGCTCTACACGCTGATGAAGCTGCCGTAACTATCGTTGGTTCTGCATCTACAGCATACAAGCAAAACCTTGCATACCACAAAGAGGCTTTCCGTTGCGTATCCGTACCATTGGTAATGCCTGTTAATGCAGAGTTTGCTGAACAGTCTACATACAACGGTATCACAGTCGCTATTGTACGTGACTTTGATGTGTTGAAACGTAGAATGGTCACACGTCTTGACTTCTTGGGTGGAATTGCCCCAGTACGTCAAGAATGGGCTTGTCGCATCACAGATTAACCTCGACAGGGAGAGGGGGCGTAAAAACCCCCTCAACTTTGTTATCTTAATAAGGAGATTATATTATGGGAGTAGGTATTCTAGGTGGTAACATCTCATCTATTAACGTATTAACAGCAACGTGGGATATTCCCAGTGTTGCTACCATTACAACAGAAGAAGAAACCTTTACGTTAGCTGGCGCATCTGTCGGTGATTACGTACATGTTTCTAAAGCAGACTTGGATGCTGGTATTGTTTTTGGTTCTGCACGTGTAAGCGCAGCAGATACAGTGGCAGTACAAATCACTAACCCAACGGCTGGTGCGGTAGACGCAGCAGAGGAAACGGTTACTATTTTGCTTATCAAGACAAGTGAAGATTTAACAGCACCATCACTATAACGGTATAGGGGGTGTAAAAGCCCCCTACTACTAACGAGGTATGAAATGGCAACAGCACGTACAATTATAACTAAGGCAATGAAAAAGGCAGGTATTCTGTTTAAGTCTGAAACCCCAGACGATGATGAGGTTGATGATGCATTGGATGAGTTAAACGATATACTAGAGGAATGGTCTACAGATAGTATGTTGGCGTATGCTAGGTCATGGGAGACATTTACACTGACAGGCGGTGATGGTGAGTACACCATTGGTACAGGCGGTGACTTTAACACCAGTAAGCCTGTAACGGTTGTTTCAGCGTACATTCGACAAGATACAACTGACCACACATTAGACATTGTATCTGATGAGGTTTATAACACATTTATTCCACAGAAAAGCACACAGGGCTTGCCGTATTTCTTGAACTTTGACAACAACTACGCACTGTCTAAGATTAGGCTCTATCCTGTACCGTCTACAACATATTCATTATTCCTACTGACAGAGAAACCTTTAACCAGCCTAGCGGTTGATGACACGGTTACATTTCCTGTTGGATGGAATAGAGCATTGATTTACAACCTAGCTGTTGCATTGGCTAGTGAGTACGGTCAGGAGGTATCACCACGTGTTGATGCTATTGCCCGTTCAAGTAAAGCATCTATCAGACGTGCTATTCTGAAAGCGAGAGACATGGACGCTAACCCATTGGGGTCTAGCAGTGGCAACATTTTTGTAGGGTATAACAACGTATGAAGATTGGGCTAGTAGGAGGCAGTTATCAAGAGAAGTCATTACCGCTTAATGCACAGCGTAGTGTAAACCTGTTCCCTGTTGTTACGTCACAAGGTAAAGAGGAAAGTGCCTTATATGGTACTGCTGGCTTACAGTCCTTTGGTGAGGCTGGTACAGGTGCTATACGTGGTACATACGCTGCTGCCAATGGTCGTGCATTCTGTGTAAGTGGTTCTAAGTTGTTTGAGTTGGCATCTAATGGTACAGAAACCGATAGAGGCAACTTGTTGTTTAGTGCTGGTGCTGTATCAATGGTAGAGAACGGCTTTCAGTTGGCTATT